CAGCCGACGTTTACAACAAAGTGCTGGGGATATTTCAAAAGATAGGTATACCCGACAGTGTGCTTAAACCCCTAGTGAGTGCTGCCAGCTATTACGTCGCGCAATCCGGAGCCGATCCCACTACACTTTACAATACTTCAACTGGCAAGCTGAACCCCCAATTTATTACTGTGTACAACTCTCTGCGGCACACCAGCAGCCAGGTGGGCACAGTGCAGACCAACAGCACACCCAACTGGCAAAATAATCCTCTGCTGCGGGGAAATCTACAGGAGTATTTGCCATGAGTAAGTTTATACAAAACAAATTTGTGCCCAAGAACCCCGAGAAACTTATAGGACAACAACAAGTGTTTTATCGTTCCTCCTGGGAAAATACCGTGATGAACTTCCTGGATACTCATCCCAGTGTGATCCAATGGGCCAGTGAAAGCATCCGGGTAAATTACATCAATCCTCTCACAGGCAAACGCAGCCAATATGTTCCCGACTTCATGATCATCTATCAAGACAAGACGGGCAACCGCCGGCACGAAATTGTGGAAGTCAAACCACGCAGCCAAGCACTGGTGGAACATGCCAAGAGTCGCTATGACAAAGCCATGCAGATTGTCAACATGGCCAAATTTGCCGCTGCCATGGCCTGGTGCAAACAAAACGGATTTACGTTCCGAGTCCTCACAGAAGACTCGATTTATGCATCAACTGGGAACAATGTGAGGAAACGACGCAAATAAATAGATGATACGGATCGCGATGTTAGAGCATCCATCCGTCCTATCGCTTGGAGGAGCAACAGCATGAATATTTATAGTCACGACTCTGTATTTTTAGAGAATGATTCTACAACTTTATATTATAATATGGTGAATCTTGCGATTTCAGAAGGGCGCAAGAAAGGAAAGACATGCTATTACGAATCACATCACATACTACCCAAGTCATTGTTCCCAACATACAAGAATGAAAAATGGAATGTTGTATTATTGACTATACAAGAGCACATCCAAGCTCATATCCTCTTGGTCAGAATGACAACTGGATCGGCCAAATACAAAATGGAAATGGCGATTCATATGTTGGCANCTGGAGTATATTCCGGAAAACGAAAAACTTCTGATATTGATATATCGTTACTTGCAGAGGCAAGGNNATTGGGTGTGTCATCCAGATATGAATATTGGACAGAAGAAAGACGAAACACCCACTCTGAGACTCTAAAGAAATATAATGAGTCTGTGGATAAATCATCACTTGAATACCTAAATCGAATTGAAAAAATTAGAGAATATCAAAAAACAAAAGAATGGTCGGAAACAGCCATAGAAAATAGATTATCCAATTGCCTCAAAGCTTCACAATCAAGAAAAGGAATTCCGTGGTCAAAAAACAGAAGGATAGCACATATTGGAGTGACACAATCGGTCGAATCGAATATCAAACGAAGCAATGCGATGAAAGGACGAAAGACATCTACAGGTATGTTAGGCAAATCTCATTCCAATGAAACAAAAGAAAAAATGAGAGAATCGAACAAAAACCGGACTGATTCCAGAATTCACAAAGGATATTGGTATTTGTCCCCTGATAATATTGAGGTCTTGTTCTGTCCTATAGGAGAAACCGCGAAATATTATGGCTTATGTGTAGAAAGATTGCGGATTATTAGAACTGATCTATCATCAAAGCATAAAGGCTGGTTATATTTGCGGGTTGCTACTATTGAAGAAGTAAACGAGGCAAAACTAAATAAAGGCAGCACGGGAAAACGTCGATGAACAAGCATCTTTCCAACACATTTGATCTACCAGAATACTCGCAGCCCAGTGACGCAGACATCCACGCTGCTATGGAAAATGCGCAAGATCTGGAAAAATCATTCAAAGATATCAATGGTTTAGAAACGCAATATAGCCAAATGTCTGATATGGCGTTACATGATACAGAGATGGATGAGATTTCTGAAATGGCTGTATCGGCACACAAAGATTTACTTTTAGGGGTATAAATAGGATATGCGGTCCACGGGATTACGAGCCCCAAACCGCTCTAACGCTTTCAAGGAGCATCAGCATATGTCTACTTATCGACGACAGTATCCTGAAGGATACTATGTGTATGCGTATATTCGCAATAAAGATTCAAAAAATGGAAAGTCTGGAACGCCTTATTATATTGGTAAGGGCAAGAAGAAACGAGCATGGGAAAAACACCGCGTACCGGTTCCGAAATCGGATGATAATATCATTATATTGTATGAAAATTTGGACAACTATACAGCCCGTGATATTGAGATTAGGTTGATTAGATGGTATGGTCGTATCGACTTGGGAACTGGTATATTACAAAATTTGACACATGGTGGAGATGGATCCTCGCATTATTCTCCGGAAACGAGAGAAATCATTCGAAAAAAACGTGCAGCTCAAATAATGAAGCCAATGAGTGATGAGACGAAACGTAAAATTGGAGCTGCCAACAAAGGAATGAAACGCCCCAAACAAACATTAGAGACTATTCAAAAACGAATAAAATCACTAATTGGAATTCCGTGCAAAGAAGAGACCAAGAAAAAAATAAGTAACTCCAATTTGGGACGAAAAGCGTATAATAACGGAGAAATTACCATTTATCGAAAGGAACATCCTGGTGGTAATTGGGAATTGGGTACTCTGGTTTCGTTGACTACGTGCCCGCACTGTTTCAAATCAGGGACGTCGGCAAAATTGAGAGGAAGGCATTTTGATAAATGCAAAAGTAATCCAAGTAATAAAAAGTTCATTTTGGTCGATCCTTTCAATTTATGGTGATAAATAATTTTTGTGACAAATCCATATTCAAAATTATCAGATACTTTTGATATCTCTAACAATACAAGTGAGATAGAGCAAGATCATATTGATGACTTGTTGGATCAAGCAAAGAGTATTGAAAAAATGGCGGCATCTGGTGATGTTGATATGCATGATGAGGAAATGGACGAAATATCCGAGATGGCTGTATCGGCACACAAAGATTTACTGGAACTAGGAATGAATGTCGACACTCGCACAGCAGGAGAGATCCTGGGCACCAGTGCCACAATGTTGAAAATCGCCATGGATGCTCGCAACAGCAAGATGGACAAAAAACTCAAGCTGATCAAGTTGCAGATGGACAAAATGAAGATGGACCATGCTTTGTCAAAAGAACAAGATACTCCAGTGGACGGTGGTGCTCTCAGTATGGATCGTAACGAGTTGATTGCACAAATACAAAACGCGGTAAAAAACCGCTAAGTGTGCGACGTGTATAAATAACAAGCTAAAGGAGCATGTTATGAAATCACTCAAAGACTATCTGGCAGAAAGTCAACAACTGCATGAATACGTTATTCGCTTTGCCCAGAGACCCAGCGATGTGGACATGGATACACTTGAGGAAGTTCTCAAGAAGTTTGATTTGCGTGATGTAAGTTCGCCCGAAAAGATACAGAATAGCGACTTGGATTTTTTTGATATTCCCTATCGTGACATCTATCAAGTTCGTGTGGCAACGGGCGTCAAATTGAGTCCCTACGTGTTGCTGCAAGACTTGCGCACCGCAATGAACATAAACGAAAAAGAAATTCGTGTTCGTGGTGCCCACGATCCCGTGCAAACAGAACACGAACATCAGGAATGGTATAACGAAATCCGGGCAGATGCCCGCAGCAAAGGTTGGCAGCCACAGAGTTTGCTCAGCACTGATAGAGAATATCTCAAAGACGAGCAGCCGGCCACCCCACCAGTGTATGGCGACGACTACAACAAAAATCTTCTAGGCTATCTCAATAACATTGCACAGGGCCGTGCAAGTGATCACAAAGATGCCCCCAATCCTCTATTCAGCTGGTTGGACATGGATAAAGTTGTGAAACCCGAACCACAGGGTGAAGATTTCAATGCAGGATACGACGCTCCGGGCCCACATCAAAAACCTCAGGACAGTTTGGCCAACGCCCCTTGGTTAATGAACACCAATGTATTCAAAAATTCAGCTCAACCCCGTGTTAGCACCTGGCAGGACAGCCAAAACAAGAGCCATGTAGAGGTTCGCAAGCAAAAAGGCAAAGCAAAATGACCACAACTTATTCCCTAAACATCAACAGCCAAGAGGACGGCATGAGCAGCAGTACCAACGTGTCAACTGACAACTTGGAAGATCTGCAACGATTGTTGCAGCTTGCCGGTATGCATCAGGAACCCCAACATGCACAAGCAGCAAACCCTGGTTATGTCAGCAGCGCTGAAGCACAGCCAGCCAACATGCCCACTGTTGTTCAAGTTGATCCTGCAACAGACATGCAAAACCTACGTCGCATGGCTGGGTTTGGTCAAGATGCCTGTTGTGCAGATTGCGGCGAGAGCCCCTGCTGCTGTGGCGATGAGCAGGACGAGAGCATGATGTATGAAAATGCCGAGCATGACTACGGTGTAACACAGCCTGAAGTAGATGACGAAGGCAATCCCATTGACGTGGAAGAATACACCTGGCAGGGGCCCAAAGAGCCGCAGCGCATTGCACAAATTGGCAACAACCCCCTGGCTGAAAATCTGTTTAGCCGCATTCAGCAAGAATGGGCCGATTTTCTAGCAGAGAGTGAAATGAGTAACGAGCCTGGCATCATGAGCCCGTTTACAGATCCCACTCGTCCAGAATTTGACAAGGACCCACTAGCTGGTGAAGAGGCAGTGTCAGACGGCACTATGTCACCCATGAGCCGTGTCAAGAGGCAAAGGGTATTGCAAAAGTAACAAAAAGGACCCCATG